TAGGCAAGGTAACTGCTAGTAGGGTCGCAGATGTCTTAGCCAAGATCAAGACAGGCGAATCGGCAAGTCGTAAGAACTACAAGATGGAGTTAGTAGTTCAGCGATTGACAAACAAGCAAGGGGAGTCGTTTACCAATGCTGCAATGGAATGGGGTACAGAGCAAGAGCCATTCGCTAGGATGGCATACGAGGCTCATACAGGCACTTTTGTAAAGGAGGAGGGGTTCGTAGACCATCCCAAGATAGAAGGCTTTGGATGCTCTCCTGATGGGGTTGTAGGGGAAGGTTTAATCGAGATTAAATGTCCGAATACAGCCAACCATATCGAAACAGTCTTGGAGAACAAAGTTCCAAGTAAATATATCCCACAGATGCAATGCCAAATGGCTTGTACAGGCGCGAAATGGTGCGACTTTGTATCATTCGACCCAAGGCTACCAGAGGACTTGCAACTGTTTGTAGTGCGTGTCGAGAGGGATCAGGAGTATATCGATGCGATGGAAGTAGAAGTAAAGCAGTTTTTAAGCGAGGTCTTAGACCTATTTAACCAACTAAAAGCGAGGCAGTCATGTACGAAATGAAAGATGGTAGTTTTAGCCTATTTAAGAACGACAAAAAATTGACAGAGAAACATCCTGATTACAAAGGGTCGATTAAAATAAATGGAGTCGAGCATTGGTTTGATGCCTGGCTAAAAGAAGGCAAGAAGGGGAAGTTCTTATCGGGTCGGATTGGTGATCCGAAACAGAAAGGCTTTACTCCCAAAGGCGATGATGAGATGCCTGTAAAAGACGATGATTTTGCTTTCTAGGGAAAACCATGAAAAAGATTGCTATAGGAGTAGTAACTTATATGTTACTAGGTAGTGCTTATGCTTGCCAAACCACCACTATAATTGTGAATGGTAAGGTAACTATTTGTACTGTTTGTGGTACTGTAGTTAGCTGTATGTAACCCCCGATGAGATCGGCATTAGTAGCGCAATGCTACACCCTTTCAAGGAGTGCCACCCCCCTTCCGATTAGGGTGGCTTTATGACCTTCCAAAAAGACCTACAGAGGGGTTTGGAGATAGAGGAAAGGGTCTTGGCTATCCTACGCAAGAAATACCCTTGTGCGACCCTTGTAAACGCTTTTAAAGGGTACGATATATGGATACCAGAGATCGATAAAGCAGTTGAGGTAAAGTTTGACCCGATGAGCCAAAGAACAGGCAATATTGTGGTCGAGATAGAGATGTATGGAAAAGACTCAGGGCTAATGGCTACCCAAGCTGATTACTGGGTATTTTATGATGGACAGATGTTTGTCATCATGCCGGTCAAGCACATATTTAAGTGCATCTTCCTGAGTAAACTACAGTATGTAGAATTTATAGGGGAGGGGGATAGTCAGATTAAAAAGGCTTTCTTAGTAGATAAGAACACCCTGTTTAAGTACGGCAAGATTCTATGAGAGGTATAAAGCTCTTTCGTCTTTGCGCCTAGTAGTAAGTCCTTTTAACTCCTTACCGCCAGCCTTGTTCCATTTTAAGAACTCCTCGGCAGCACCTTCAAAATCACCTCGATTGTGTTTCATCCGAAGGGTAGAATTTTGGAGATTACCGAGTCCAACATTGAAGGCGAAAGACACAAGTGCGCCAAACCGACCAGTAGTAAGCCCACTAGGACATAATCGTTGTACTCCGCTTTCAAACCGCGCCAAATCTTTAGCAAGAATTTCATCTACTTCTCCCATCGTTAAGACTCTATCCCATCCGCTAGGGATAGGCAGAGCCTTTCGTTCTGCTAGTGGTACTCTAGCATGGTTAGGATCTATGACATGACCGCAACCTATTGTCCAAAGTAGTGCAGGGCATTGGTAAGGTCGCAATTTGCAACCCTCGTGATGCACTATAAGATCTAATATCTTTTTATCAAGCATTATTTCTTGCTAAAGGCTTGCGTACCGAACCAGAAGGCAATAATAGAGGCTAGGATCTGCATCTCGTCTGCATCAAACACCATCGGGATAGCTTCTGCAAACGCTACTCCGCTAGACCACGCCCAAGCGATAGAGGCGATGTCTACGATGATTAATAAGAAAACAAATAGGTAGGTAACGACAGGGCGAACAGAGGCTCGTAGGTTAATAATCCATTGGCTTGCACCCTTACCGATTTCTATGTCGTGTTGGTACATGGCTGTGCGTTCTTGTGCCTGAGTCTGCATCTGTATTTGGTCGGTACGGATCTCCTCGACCCTAGCCTGTGCTGCGTAGCCTCTCTCTAGCATCTGGAGTTCTCTCTCCGTTTGCATCTTGGCTAACTCTAGTTCATGAGCTTTATCGGACTTGTCTTGAAAGAAGTCTAATAGTTTAGGTAGTCCACCCATTAGGAAGGACAAAGCTGTAGAGATTAGTGTAAACATTATTTACCCACCCCAAGTAAGGAAGTAAGCAATGACCGCAGCCAACGCATAGCACATATACATAACTCTACGCACTTCTGCCAAATCTTTTCTAAATTCATTTTCTATTTCCTTCTCTTGTTTTTCAATCTTGAGTTTAATGGCTTCTACTTCTGACCATCGTTTCTGACCATGATGTTTTACAAAGTCTTTCTTGACCTGTTCTTCTTTTATTCTTATATCTTCTTGTTTTTGCCATTGCATCATGGCTCGTTTGAAATATTGCTCTTTTACTACTTCTGCTTCTCTAATCTGCCTTCTGCGTTCTAAGGCTTTTTGTTGTGCTACCGAGGCTGCTTCTTTTTGGACATCCTCGATAGACGATCCGATAGCTTTACCGGCTTCTTTTCCTGTCTTTACGCCTTCGCTAAATGACTTTGCACCCTCCAAAAACCCAAATTGGTCTGACATACATAGGATTACTTTCTAAAGAATAAGTCTGCTAACCAAGCTACAAAAGCACCAAAGACAGAGCAAGCTCCCATAATTGCCCAGAGAGATCCCTTAGACCTCTCAGCCATAGCTAAAAGTTTCTTGATGTCGGCTTCCATCGTATCTATCTTTTTTTCCATAGCTTCTACTTGGGCTACTAATTTCCCATATTTATAGGGATCTAAGAACTCCTCTGCCATATCGTTTCCTATTGAACTGTGATTTCTAGGCTGTCTTTTAGCATCTTTACAAATGCATCTTTGCCTACTCTTAATTGGTCTAATGCGAATGATGCAGAGGAAATCTTACGATCTAAGTCTAAACAATGATTAACCAACATCTTCTGCTCATCGGTCATATCATCAAGATTGTGTTCTACATCATCAATTACGATTGTCTGTGTTTTTTTCTCGGACATCGTTACTCTCCAATTACCAAGGTGTGCCAGAACTGCTGACAGGATTCTTTTGCGCTTCTATCTGACTAGTTAAACTAGCTTCTACCGCATCCTTATCTACTCCGCTTGCCCAGCACCAGTCTAAGACTTCTGCCATGGTTACTTGTGCGTAAGGGATTGTTGGTGTGCCAGTAAAGCCACAAGTGCCATATACGGATGCACTATATTTACCATCTACTGCGGTGCAAGTCCAATGGGCTGTTGTTATAAAGCCGTTTGCTGTTTCGTAGTCGGTCTGACTAATGTTCCATGTTGCCATTTTAGTTTCCTTCTAACGCATTTAAGCGTGTTGTTAAACTTTCAATAAGTGCTTGTTGTTCTTGAACATATTTAATTAAATGAGGGACTAATTTAGAGTAATCAACACCCCAAGAATCGGTTTCTTTTCTGCCGATACTAACTGCCTCTGGAGCTACATCAATTAGTTCTTGTGCAACAACACCAAACTTCTGATGCTCGCCTGATACCCAATCAAACTCTCTAATCTTAATAGCATCAATAACTGGTTTAGCAGAATCTGAATCAACAATGTTTGTTTTTAATCGTGCGTCTGATGAGGTTACATAACTAACAGTTGTTGAACCTGTATGCTCAATACGACCAGCACTACTACCAGCAGAGTTTGTAAAGTAAATGTAATAAATATTGTTTGCTACACTAGTTTCTTGGATTGTTATACCTTGATTCAAAGCAGAATCAGCAGAAATAGAAAGCAGACCATCATTATTTTTAGCTGTTGTGTTTAAGCACAAATTACCACCAGAGGTAATACGCATACGCTCTGTGCCTGTTGCGTTGTTGGTTGCGCCTGTATAAAAAGTCGTGAATCCACGGGTATCAATTCGCATTTCAGAACTTGAATCGCCGTAATTACCAATGCTAAAATTTGAGCTACTGATGTCCCCGTTAATATATCCTTGCGTAACAGTAACTGCTGAAGTTGTAGCTCCTCCGCTTGTAGCTCTAATTGTTCCAGCAACATGCAGCTTTTGAGCAGGACTTGAAGTACCAATACCTACATTACCACTAGAGTCAATACGCATCGACTCAGTACCGCCCTCTGTAAAGGCAATAGTGTCAGCAGCAGGGAAGAAGATACCTGTATTGGTATCGCCTGTAGTAGTAATAGCAGGAGCGGAAACTGTGCCAGCAGAGAATGTAGCTACACCTGTTGCGCCTAATGTAGTAAAGTTACCAGCAGCAGCCGTTGAGCCGCCAATAGCACTATTGTTGATTGTAGAACCAGTAATAGTACCACCTGTTATCTTAGGTGCAGTCATGGTATATGTACCATCCCTAATACCATCTCCACAGTCTCGGATCTGTGCCATCATATCGCGCATAGTATCGTTTACTGCTGATGGGAGCATCCCCTCTGGCGCACCATCTGGAGGTGCTGCGGTGTTATTAGCAGGGGTTAGAGAATATTTTGTATATGCCATGATTTTCCTTACTGTTGTTCTGTTTGAAACTCACCAGATAAAAGACCTCTTAGTCCTGTAACAGGTACATTATAAGTTCTTGGTTGGAGTTCTGGCATCCTTCCAAGTCGCATCATATCTGCTAGGTTTTGAATAGATGACCTGCGTACATTTTCTGCTGCCATCCTAGATCCTGCTGCACCTATTGCTATAGGTATGCCAATAGAAGGTTCTAAAGCCATAGCACCGCCTGAGAATATGCCTGATACTGGTCCAGTTGGAGCAAATCGACCAAAGAACTTAAATAAGTTTTGGGCTGTTCCACCTTTAGCAGCATCTACAATTGCTTCTTGCTCTTGCTTAGTAAATAAACGCATCTTTTTGTCGTTCTTGGCTAACTGTCTTAACTGTTGAGCCATAGAATTTTCTTCACCAGATGCAGTAAATTTAGACCGATCTAATTGAGCATTACTTAGCATATCCTCAAAAATCTCTGCTTTCTTTAGTTTGCCATAAGATGTTCTTGCATCTTTCCACATTTGTAGAGATTCTTTACTGCCACCAACAATAACAGAATCAGGTGCATTAAGAATTGTGCTATCAAACTCATCTTTAAGAATACTAGCCAATCGTCTTTCATCTGCATCAGGGCTTTTTTGTGCGCCTTGAATCATTTTTCTCAATGCTTGTAACTCTGTAAAGTCTTTTGGAGTAGAAGTATTAGTTAGTTCTTCCAAAACAGATGCGATCTTAGGATAGGCTTTTGGAGTATATCCTTCTTGTCTTAATTCTTTGCCAATAGTGTTCATTCTATTAACAAACGCATCAGATTCAAACAAAACACCTGAATCTTTAGCTTTGGTAAATAAATTTGTAGATTCTTGTGCTAATTGCTCTTGTGTCGGCACACCTTTGGCTCTGCGAGTAGCAGTTGCTCCAAATGGTGCAGCAGTTGTAATTCCTGCAATCATTCCTGCCAATGGACTGCCGGTAGCCTCAGTAACATATTGGGCTGAAGCTGCTGCTGGAGCAGATGCTGCTACCTGTGCTTTAGGTGCTTCTGCTAACCGCTTAGATACTTCTCTTGTAACAGGGCTAACTGCTTGCTGTCCTAATTTCATAAGAGCAGGCAATTGGGCTAATGTAGATGTAATGCCACCTGCACCAGCCTCAATCATTCTTTCGCCTCGGCTTTCAGGTTCGGCAAGACCCATTTGAGTCATTGCTCTACTTGTTACTTGGCTAGGCATCTGTAACTGTGGGATTTCTGTGCCAGCGACTTTATTGACACCACCAGAAATCATATTAATTAAGCTGTTAAGAGCATCACCAATTGGCAAAGCCATAGAACCTACTAACGCGCCTGCTGGACCACCTACAGCACCACCAGCAACAGCACCAGGCACAGTTTGAGCCATGCCTCTAGTAACTATTTCTGCTGTGCGAGCCATAGTGCCTTTTTGTGGCTTTTCTGATGCAGTAGCATCATCGTATAGTTTTTTGGATGCTTTGTTGACCTCTGTTTCAGACATAGAGTCTGGAAACTCTACTTGTCCGACTTTTGGAATGTCGATAATCATTCTACTTTTCCTGTAGCTGGATTAAATTTCTTAATAGCACCTGGTCTTGCCATTGGAGCAATTGGAGTTACTTTGTAGAACTCAACAATATCTTTCATCTCAGGATTTTTTCCTAGAGTGTCTAGCTTTCTATTGTATTCACTAATACTGTATTCTGCGACTCGTTTAGATGCATTGGCAATCTGTTTAATCTCTTGTGCAGTCAAGCTATCAATATCGCCTGAGAATGCTCTTTCAGCTAACTTACCTTCGCTTTCAGTAATAGAACCCTCTCCACGCATTGATTTACGACCTTGCAATGTTAATTCTGCAAAGCCACGAATTGCTTGGCGAGTATTAGCAATAGTTTCTGCTGTGTTTTTACCTGTAACACCAAGAGTTTGACCAAATTGAGCTAATCTTAATTGAGGTGTTGCTAATGGACCAGAAATAATTTTGTTTGTCTCTACTGCACCAATTACTCGATCTGCTGCATCAATCTGAATGTTTGCACCTTGTGCCTGAATCTGTGCATCTTTTAGCATTGGACCAACTTGTGCTGCAATACCTTTTCCTGTATCAACAGTAATATTGGTTGATGGAGTTTTTCTTGCAATAAAGTCTGTGTAAGTTCCCTTAAATCCATCTCTGACTGCAAATTCATACTCCTTTACTGAGGATGGTGCTTTATCTGTTTTAACAGTAAGTTCTGCGTATTTAGCAGGATCAACTTGAGCCAAATATTGAAGGGCTGCTGTGTTTGCTAGTGTTGGATCTACAGTTCTTGGTAGGTTTGCTTGCAAAGCAGAAACAGTCTCTGCTTGTGCCATATCTCCACCAAACTCAGGTCGCATTAACATTTCTAATTGTGATCCTTGACCTGTAGCCATAGGAATAGCTTGTGGTCTTTCTGCTGCTTTTAACAGTTTTTGGTATTGTTCTTGGGCTTGTTGTTTTCTCTTTAATTCGCCCAACTGTATACCAGTTAACATCTGCTTTAGATTGCGATCAAACGACTGCTGATAGCCTTCTAGACCTGCGCCTAACGCACCACCTAAAGCCTGTCCTGTGCTGATAGGCTGTCTTGTTTGTCCAGACGAACCTAGTAAAGCAATAGCAGCGTTTAGCAAGGCTGCTTGGTTAGCACCTGATTGCATCCTTTGTTGCTCGACAGGACTTAATAACTGAGAGTAGTCTGGTTGTTGTCCGAATAAAGCTGATAGATCGATTGCCATAATTTATCCTAATAAAGAATTTCTTGAGACCATTCTTGGGGTAAGCAAACTTAATAATCCTGAATAATCTACACCACCATATTGATTAGGTTGTGAGCCACCAATCATCATCTGTTGTCGTGGCATTGGTTGTTGTTGTTGACCACCTAACAAACTGCTTCCTAGTCTTGCAGCTTGTACTGCTTGTCTAGCAGTTAATCCTTTAGATGCTGC